CAGCAACACTGAGGTGTTCAACATTAAATATAGGGCTTTCACCCTTTTTAATGAAGAACTTCATCAGGGCGCCATAACCATCCAAGTTGTCACTTGGAAGTTTATCCTTCCTTACATAAGCCATAACCATGGGCCTATGTAGGTGAGGACACATCCGATCTGCCTCTGGTAGAGACAGGAATGTGTGGCGACCTACCGCGTTGGAAGTTTCTTCCACGTATGGATAAACGCCACCTAGAATCTTTTCTAGATAGGCGTCGCACCATGCGACTGTCTTCCAGTAACCGGCTTTATAAAGCTGATTACGAAAAGAACTGAAAGAAATAACCTCGTCGGGTTGCTGCCATTGCCGGGGCAACATACGCCGTAAACGGATCGGAGTGATCCATTGACCGTCGTAGAAATCCCCACCACAAGATTCCCTGAACTTCCCAGTCCAGAAGGATTTTGAGGTGTTCACCTTGTAACCCAAAAGTTCCAAGGTTGTAGCAACGGCTTCCGCGTGTTCACGAGGAACGATAATATCGTCCCCGTAAACGCGTACCCGTCCGTGAAGGCTCTTAATGAGCTTTTCGGACACTGGTGTGTTAAGCGATCTGCTTATCCCCATGACGACGATGGTCAAAAAGACCATCGCCTCTACGGGAAAGCAGAGAGCTGAACCCATCGACGCGAACTTGGCTAGGCGTATAACGCCATAGCCAGGTACATCAGCCTTCCTCGATCTAGTTGCCTGGACCGCCTCACTAAGAGACGGCCATGGGGCAAATAGAGAGAGTACATGCTGATTGGAAACACGATCGGACGCTTCGCTCAAATCGAGCGTAGCAAGGGAACCATCATATGAACCCTTTCGCGCCATCTCCTGGTTAGGAAGTTGGTTAGTAAATCCGATCATAGGACCGACCAATCGGTCGATCTCTAATCTAGGGACCAGGGCATCTTTTAAAGCCTGCTGCATATACTGCATATGCGTAGGTTCGATGCCAATAATCCTTGGTGTTTTCAGCGTTTTAGGAACATGTATTACCCTTACGGGTAATTCTGCTCCGGGTTCGCGGATGTCAATCAAACCAAATGGCTCATCAAGTGCAGCCAAATAGTTAGGATACATATACTCCATATGGGGAAATGTAACCTCGAGACGGGAGTTCCAATGCATCAAAGTATACTTCTTGTTAGAAGAAACCTTTTCAGCAGTGGCACCCGGCCCGTGATGTGGGACGAGGTCGCCACGGTCAATTACCGCTACGACTTCGTTAAATACCCCACTAAAGAGCATAGCGCTCGTTTGGATGAAGCTCTTTCGGGCTTCCTCCACGTATGCGCTGTCACTCTTCCTGACACCCAACTCACACTCGATATAAGACGCGTAAGCGGCTTTGACTCGCTTATCAGTGCAGTCCAACTCTATCTTGCCAAACATGGCAAGCAGTTGATAGAGTCCGGATATAGCATTGATATTCGGGTCATCGAGTAACACACCAGTACGCTTGTCGAAAACAAGCTCGAGCAAACCTCCGAGAAATCGGGGGAGAGCTCCAGCCCTGCTGAAACCAGCAAAGGCTGATGGAGCGACGAAGCCTTGATCCAAACTTTTTTGGAAGTCTTTACCAAGGTTCGCCAGGGTAATCGTTAAAAACGATAACCCCTCATTTTCGACGCGACCAACGATTGTTTTATAATCGTTGGTGGTACTAGCGTCGCACTGATCCCCAATTTCATTGAGGATCATCCTTACTAGAGACATCAGGCTTTTCAAAGCCCCCTCCTAACAAAGGGTTAGCTATTCCGTAGCTATTGATGTCTACCAACCCTCTCACGATCCCTGGGACGCCGAAAGTAGAGTGCAAGCAAAAGCGTGCACCCGACCGTTGTCCCAGACACGAAGAGAACGACCAAAAGGATCGTCATGATATACAACCATGACGAATCCCACGTGATCAGTTCTCACCACCAAGAAGCTTGGTGGCGTTTGCGCCAGAGGATGCGGTCAACCATGCGGTCAACCCATCCACGACCTGCTTTGCCTCAGCGACGGTATAACCCGTCGTTGGGACGTCAACCACAAGGTTGACACTCATCGAATAACGAATGTTAGTCGATGAGATAAGCGGGTCAGCAGCAATCTTCGAGTGAGTCAGCTTGACCAGCCGTCGATTCCTCTTACCATACTGGTGAGAAATGTCGAGCTTGACAGTGGTATCGTCCTTTTGGAAAGTCCCACTGTTAACAGCGCTGCTAATACGCGGAAGCGTCTGAGCAACGGAGTTAATGGTCACAGTCTGTGGATCAGTATACATCTTAGCATCTCCTATAAGGGTTAAACTCTATTTCCTTTTGAGAATAGAGAGATCCGCGACACCTTTTGGGGTCAACGGAGTGTACGCGGTGCAAGGGTCATCCCAAGCGCCGCTAAGATGGACCACTGCCGAGCTGTAAAATCTACAGCAGGGTTGAGTCCAAATCCAAATGGTGTACTTCTAATTCTCCTCTTCCGGTCATACGTGATACGCGAAAACGCATCATGACTGACCTGTGGAAGGCTGTAGCCAGTATTGACTCGAACCTTATAGAGGGTTGATACGGTTACACGGTCTCTGACCATGAGATAACCATACCGAAGTACGAGCCCGTCTTCTGAGAACCTTGAAGCGACAGATATATTTGTCTGCACGCCAAGGAGCCAGTCGACGAGCCAGGACCACGGAGCTAAATTCCAAAGTGTTTCGGGATTTAGCCTAGTACCTAAAAGTTTGTTGGCTAACGCCTCAAACCGGGACAGATCTTGGAAAACTCCATGACCTGCTTCAGGTATATAGTAAGTGAAAGCGCCGGAAAACCAGCGATCCTGCAAAGCAGAGACACTTACTACCGTGCCAGTTGTAGAAGCGGTAAAACCGCCCGCAGAAGACCCTACCGAGCTACCATCAGGCTTAAAGCCTGAATGGTAGCTGGCACCGCCTTCGGCTACAGTCGCTCCAGAAAAATAGAGCGATCGCTGCAACTGGGGAAGAGATCTGCGACGCCGGACAATTTGTCCGGAATTCCTCACGTAATTATCAAGAATAGCCTGGGCATTTCCTAATGCTTGCGCTATCTTGATAACATCAGATACGAGTGGTAACCACCCGAACTGAACATTCAAGTATTCGGAGCCGAGGCCCCGCATACTTGCTGCTCTGTCCTTTAAGAGTGAAACTCCTATTAGACTAGGCAGGCCCTCGCGAATAGTTTCCGCGAGAGCTGTTGAGAGGGAAGCAGATGGTCGGTTGGGAGCAGCACTATTTAATAGCGCTTTTCCCGATGCGACATCATTCGTGGTTATAAACCACGAGGGGTCGGGATCAACCATACAACCACGCCAGACGCCATCATGAAGATAGCTAGACGCGATTTGTGGTTTATCCCAAACATGCTCGCGGCCGGTAAAAAAGTCACCGTCCCAAGCAGTTACGGATTTACCATTATTGAAGCCACCCGTACGGGTGATCTTCTTCGTGGTAAACTCGTGTCCCATGTCGTATCCAGGACGAGAAACTTCTTGGTCCTCCTTCATCCAGGCAACAAACCCGGCTGAAGTAGTTGGACTAATTAGTTCATCACCTTTTCGACCACGACTTCTATAAGAAGTCGTCTCTTGGGAATCAACATATGCATAAGTCTTATCAAACGTTGCGTCCGGGACCAAAGGTCCAAGGGGCTTGACGTTTTGATTAGTGACTTTCTGCATTCCATTTGGCGTAAGCCTTTTGGAAAAATATGTTCCTCCCATGTGTCCTCCATTTGGATAGATAGTAAAGCGCGTCTTTGTTACACTGTAAAGAACGCGCAGCGAACAGCAGAGCCGGGATTTCCGGTATACTGCGGCTAGTGCCTGTCGCCACCTAACGGTGG